GAGTACGCATTGCAGGGCGAAGGTGAAGGCCGACAGGCACTGACTAACCTACACACGCAGAACAGCCAGCCAAGACGCGCACAAATGAAGATCAATGTCTTCTGATTGCTATGTTGTCTTTTGTAATGACAGCAAACACTGGTGGAGTCCGATACTCCATCCGACAATCCGACACTGCTACGTGATTAAGCCTGAGAATGGCGCTTGGTTGGTGTATGCGAAGACGACAAAGGGTGTCGAAATGTACGTTACAGATGATGTGACCGACGTTATCGAAAATGATATCATCGTGAAGGCTGTAATTAGAGAATCCCGACGCGGGCTATTGATGTTGAATACTTGCGTTGGATATACGAAACAAGTGTTAGGGATCAATAACCCGTTTATCCTGACCCCTTATCAACTGTATAGGTATTTGCGACATGAAATCACCAAAGGCACCTAAGCCCACAGCACAGCAGATCGCTGTTGAGCGTCGTCAAGCGGCGGCATTGGATGAAGAGATTCGTGAGCAGGAAGAGCGCTTCGCGGCAATGGCTCGCGGCAAGCTAGGAACCAAGTCACTGTTGGGTGGCGTACCTCGTAGTCGTGCGGAGGCCGCTGGCGGTGGTCGTGCGGCTGCTGGCGCTCGTACTATGCTTGGTATGGGTGGAATGGGTGGCGCTGCTCCTCGTCGTGCTGGTGGCGCACCACGCACTGGCACATACAATGGCACTATGCCTCAACTCGGATAGGTACTTCCTATGAGCTTGCCCCCTCATCTAGGCTCGATCCAAGACATCAAGGAACGCGAAGCCAAGGCATTCAACACGCAGTCAATGTGGCACGACCAGTTGCAGGACGTGTATGAATATTTTCTGCCACAGCGAAACCTGTTCGACACTGAGAACACGGGCCAAAAGAAAATGGACCGTATCTTTGACTCGACAGCGCTTACGGCTATCCAACAGGGTGCGAGCAAGCTACAAGAGAACATCGCTCCGATCATGTCGCGCTGGGCTACCTTCCAGCCTACCGATGAAATAATCCGCTTGGTCGAGACTGGGCAGTTCGATGTTTCTGAAGAGGACATCCGGGCGAACCTAGATCAGCAATGCGAGCTGGTATTCGACTACATCAACCGTTCTAACTTCCACACGCAGTTCTATGAAGCTGCGCTTGATCTATTGGTTGGCACAGCCACCATGAAGATCGAAGAAACAGACGATGAGACCAACCCTATCTGCTTCAACACAATCCCACAGCGGGGCATTGCGTTTGAGGAGGGTCCATACGGTGGCGTTGAGACGCATTGGCGACGGTTTGAGGTTAAGGCGCGTCTGCTAGAGCGTATGTGGCAGGGCTTTGAGGCGTCTCAGAAGATCCGCAACATGATCGAGAACAGCCCTAACAGCGAAGTCCGTGTGTCTGAGGGCGTAATATTCGACCCCAAGACCAAGCGTTACTACGGATGTTTGTGGGTTGCAGAGGAAAACCGATTCTCATGGACTGAAGACTTCGGAGAGTCTAGCCCGTGGGTCACTGGTCGCTACACAAAGGTGGCTGGCGAGGTCCGTGGTCGTGGTCCAGCGATGCAATCATTGCCCGATGTACGCTCACTGAACAAGGCTAAAGAGTTTGTATTGCAGAAAGCCGCGATTGACCTTGCTGGCATGTACACAGCTACTGACGACGGCGTGACAAACCCCTACAATATGGTCATTGCACCGGGTGTCGTGATTCCAGTCGGATCAAACAACACCAACAACCCTTCTATTCAACGTCTCGATACAGGATCGAACCTTGCTCTCGCGCAATTTGAAATCGTGGAGCTACAAAACGCTATCAAGTTGGCAATGTTCAACGATCTGCGTGATCCTGCTGGTCCTGTTCGTAGCGCCACTGAGGTTGCTATTGAATCCAGAGAGCTTGCAAAACGGATTGGGTCGGCCTTTGGGCGACTTCAGACCGAGGTACTCATACCAATACTCAAGCGTGTCGTTGCCATACTGACTCGACGCGGCTTGATCGTTCCTATCGAGCTGGATGGGCGCGACGTACAGATCAAGTTCACTTCACCACTAGCACGGGCGCAGGATGGCGAAGATCTGTTAGCTGTTCAACAGGCCGTACAGTTCGTATTGGGTACATCCGGCCCAGAACAAGTGTTGATGGCCTACAAGACCGAAGACTTCGGCACATGGGCGGCGAATAAGACAGGAATGCCAGCGGAGTTGGTGCGATCTGAGATAGAAAAGCAGCAGATCATTCAGGCTGGCGCACAGGCACAAATGCAACAACAACAACAACCAATGGAAGCTGAATGACTTGGGACACGATTGACGGCGCAAGCCCGGAAGCCAAGAAACAGAAAGCCAAAGCACAAGAAAAGATCAACGAAATGACCAGAGCCTATGCTCGTACCTTCAACACAGAGGACGGGCAGAAGGTTTTGGAGGATCTGACACGGCGCTTTCTCTTCGATAACTCCACATCCCTATCCAGCCAGAACGTCGCGTATGAAGCGGCGTACCACAATGGCGAAGCGGGCGTTATCCGCATGATTATCCACTACATACAGCAAGCGGAGAAACTATGAGCGAAGAGCCTAAGAAGCGAACGCGCAAAGCAAAGCCCAAGTATGAGGTTATTTGCGAGCATACCGATCACCTTGACTCTATCGGCTGTCAGTTAAGCTGGCTTGACAAGCTGCATGAGCGATATGGCTTTGAACGATTCGAGTACATCCACAAGTTCCGCGCCTTTCGGTGCTATTTAGACGGGCAGCACGTTGATTGGGTAGACGTCAATGACCTTGCTCTGATCAATGGTCACCATAGGCTGGAAAACATCCTGTTACGACACGTACAGGTAGACGTAAAACGATCAGTAATTAAATACCCTTGGAGATAATCATGGAAGAACAGGCCGTAGAAAGTAACGATACCCTGACATCATTAGTAGATGCCGCAGAACCGACACTAGGGGAAGGCGAATACTTTTTAAGTGAGGGAATTAAAGGCGTTGGCGACTTGCCTGAGTGGTACAAAGCCGACAAATACAAGTCGATCGCAGAGCAAGCCAAGGCATACACCGAGCTAGAGAAGAAGTTTGGCGGATTCACTGGCGCACCAAAGGACGGCTACTCAATTGCTGAAGGTGTTGAGTCTGAAGATGCGCTTTGGCAGGAGCTTGTTCAGTTTGGCGAGCGTACCAATATGTCTCAGGCCGCACTGAATGACGCATGGGGCATTCTCTCAGCTCAAGAGCAGGCGGTGGAAGAAGTCTCGATGGAGATGGAGCTTCAGAAGTTAGGCGATAACGGTGTTGAGCGCATCAAGGTTGTTGAGCAGTTTATGAAGAACAATCTCGATGGCGATACATACGAGCGTCTGCGCTATGCCGTGAACAGTGCTGAGGCTGTTGAGTTGGTTGAGGCACTGGTTAAGTCTACGGCACCCGCCAAGCTGCCGATTGATGGCTATATTGAGCCGGGTGGTATTACGTGGGAAGACATCGAAGCAGAGATGTTTAAGAAGCACGAGAGCGGCCAGATGCTTCGCTCAGTCGATCCTAATCACGAGCGTAAGATTCAGCGCATGATGAAAGAGTTTGGCGGTGATAAGCCTTACGATCGCATTGTTGGCTAACACACAGTCTGTGGTATCATAGAGAGATCGGATACCCCTTTCACAAGGCCCGGTAGTTTTAGGTTGAACGACTGACCGACTGCCGGGTACTCAGTCTAAAACCTCTTAATCATTGTTATACATTTGACATAGAGGAGACTGAATCATGTCAATTAATCTCTCCGCAGTAGCGGTAACTGAATTTGACAGCATGGTAAAGCACGCTTATGCGAACGCTGGCTTGCTCAAGAACGCTGTCACACTCCGAAACAACGTAGTAGGTGACACCTACAAGTTCCGTCGTATGGGTAAAGGTCTTGCAAACCAGAAGACTAGCTCCGCTGATGTTGATCCAATGGACGTAGGACATGCATTCAAGACTGCGACTCTCGCAAACTGGAATGCTCCTGAGTACACCGACATCTTCGACGCACAAGACGTAAACTTCGACGAGAAGCAAGAGCTGGCGACTACTATCGCCGGTGCTTTGGGTCGTCGTTGCGATCAGCTCGTTATTGATGCAATGGATGCTTCTACTCCACTGACAACTGCTGTTCCTGCTGGTGGTACTAACTTGACTATCGCTAAGATTAACGCGGCGCAGGTTGAGCTACGTGACCAAGGTGTTCCAAACACTGAGCTGTTTGCTGTCATCGAAGCTGGCGGTCTTGGCGGTCTTTTGGGCGACGAGAAAGCAGTTTCATCTGACTACCAAGCAGTCAAGGCTCTTGTATCTGGTGAGATCAACACTCTCGTTGGCTTCCAGTTCATCATCCTTGAAACTCGTGCGGAAGGCGGTCTGACTGAAGCGTCTAATGTTGTTGATTCTTGGTTCTTCCAGCGTCCTGCTGTTGGCTTGGCCATCGGCATCGACATGAAGACCGAAATCAACTATGTACCTCAGAAAACTTCTTGGCTTACTAACGGTATGCTCAAGGCTGGTTCTGTTGTACGTGACGAAGGCGGTTTGGTTAAGGTCCAGTACGACAAGACTGCATAAGTCTTATCCGGCCCCTTCGGGGGCCATTCTATTTCCGGGTGGGTTATGGCGAGCAAGATCGACTTAATTAGCAATGCACTGATTCTGATTGGTGATACTCCTATTAACTCACTGACAGGCGGGTCACGGCGCGAGACAGTAGCTAACAATCTTTACGACAACATCGTCCAGAACGAGCTAACCAAGCATCGTTGGGGATTTGCACGTAGAAAGGCACAGATATCTCTGCTGACTGACACCCCGGTTGACCCCAATGGCTGGCGCAGCATCTACCAGCTACCTACTGACATGCTGTTCTTGATCACTGTTACCCCTGATTCCAACTATCAGGTGTACGGCGATAAGGTTTACAGCAATTCTACCCAAGCCCTATACGCTGACTACATTGCTAATACGCCAGAAAATGATTGGCCTGTGTACTTTGCAAAGATGATTGAGTACGCATTGGCTATGGACTTCGCGGCGAGCATTAGGGACAGCTCAGCGGCTAGGGGTGAGATGGCGGCGGCTTATGTGAATGCGTCCCGTATGGCGCGATTCACGGACTCTCAGCAGTACCCAACCGAGCAAGTACGAAGTAACCCATTCACTAATGTGAGGTTCTAATGGCTAAGACTCGATTCATTCAGTCTAGCTTCGTGAGTGGCGAGCTATCTCCGCTTCTCAAGGGTCGCATTGATATTAATCAGTACTATCAGGCGGTAGAGACTGCCGATAACGTCGTCATTGTCCCTCAAGGCGGTATGCGTAGACGCCCCGGCACTGAGTTTATCGGCGAGACTGTTGGCGGTCTAACTACTCAGACCGGATTCCCAACCATGCCCAACGGCGGTAGCGGGCTTCTGATCAATGACGGTTCCGACGTAACGACCACAACGACTGGCACAATCGGCACGACCGATCCCTTTGTGGTTGCAAAGTACGATATCACGACAGCACAGACAGTTCAGTTTGTAGACTTGCGCAAGATCAGGCTTTCAAGTGGCACAAGCTCGCAGTTCAAGATCCAGTATTCAGACGATGACGTGACCTACACGACCATCGCGTCTGTTCCCTTGATTGGGACAGAGGCTCAGGACTTCCGCATCCGCATAGACCACAGCGCTAGATACTGGCAGTTAGTTAGGGTTGGCTCTTTGGACTTAGGCTCCGCAGCTCTTACGCTTGCTGAGTTTAATTTGCAGAAACCCAACGGGCTTATTCGCAAGTGTCGTGTTGAGAGCTTCAGTGTAGAGGATGACCGCCATTATCTGCTTGAGTTTACGCAAGAGAACCTGCGTATTTATAGAGCGCCAAACACGTATGTTGCAGACATCAAGCTAGAGGTTGGCTTCCCTGATACGCTTCGCGTAGCGCAAATCGAAAACGTAATGCTGATTGTGCAAAAAAACCTTGTGCCTCAGCGCCTTGTCAATCTTGGCGAGGATGATGAGTGGTTCTTAGACGACATTCCTTTTGTCAATGTCCCCCAATACGATTTTGATGATGACAACAGTCCTACGCCTGTGAATGAAATACAGGTTATGACGCTGGGGCATTCTGGTTCGGGTCAATGGAAGAAAGGCGACCGATTTGAGGTAGATATTGAGGGCGTATTGTCCAAGTCAATTAGCTATGCTGGCGACGACAACGCGGATGAGCAATCGGCGACCGTCTTTAACATCCAGAAAAACCTGCAAGAAATGCCTGTGTTCGGTGAAACGGGCGTAGCAGTTGCAAGGACTGGCTTGGATCAGTACACAATTACTATCTCTGGGGAATCCACCAAAGATTTTGAGCTTTTTTCTGCTTATGTAACCGAAGGCTCTGCTGATCACGAGATCGAGTTCACTAAGACGCAATCAGGCTCTCCCCGTAAAGAAAATGTATGGTCTACTCAGCGTGGCTGGCCGCAAAGCATTTGCTTCTATGAAGGCCGTCTTGTTCTAGGCGGAACAAAGTCAAAGCCTCAGTCTGTCTTCATGTCTAAGACTGGCGCATTTTTTGACTTTGACATTGATGATGGTGACGACGATGAGGCTATCTTTGCCACTATCTCTTCACGCAAGCTGAATGACATTGTTGACGTGTACCCCGGTCGTAACTTGCAGATATTTACATCTGGCGCGGAATTTGCAGTAACCAGCAGGCCCGTAACACCCTCCAGCATTAACATTCAGCCACAGACCTCGCATGGATCTGGCAATGTAGAAGTGCAAGACGTTGATGGCTCGACCATATTTGTAGACCGCCACGGTAAGTCCCTCCTGAGCTTCCTGTATTCGTTTAACGAGGACGCTTACACCACAGACGATAGGTCGGTACTGGCCTCTCACTTGATCAACCAGCCGGTCGATATGGCGCTCCTAGCGGGTACTGCGAGTGATGACGCTAACTGGCTATTCATCGTAAACACGGACGGCACAGCGACTATCTTGAACACCTTGAGAAGCCAAGACATCAACGGCTTCACGCAATGGAACACGACCGGGCAGATTAAAAGCGTAACGGTTGTCGATGATGAGCTATACATGATCGTCGAAAGAGAGATTGACGGCTCTGATAAACAATTTGTTGAGCGCTGGGACTTCAATTACATGCTCGATTGCTCTGTTAAGAATACGCGCACTGGCTCAGACGTTACCGGGCTAGAGCATTTGAACGGCGAAGAGGTCAGTGTTCTAGTCGATACAGAGAATTACGTGTTAGATCGGCGCACTGTGTCCTCCAACAAGATCACTTTGGATTCCAATGAGGAATATTCCGGAGATTATGAGGTTGGCATTCTGTTTGCTCCCACTATCAAGCCCATGCCACTGAACACCAACATCGGATCAGGCCAGAACCAGATGCGGTTGAAGAAGATTGTTCGCATGAACCTGCGTGTCTACGAGTCTTCCGGCATACAGATTGATGGCATTGCTGTACCTATCCGGGCATTCGGCCCTGCTGGGGATGAATCGCCATTAAGTCCCGAGTCTATTGTCCCCACAAGTGGCATAATAGAAGATGTTTACGATATTAACGGCTGGGGGAGAGAGGTCGTGCCGACAATTACGTGTCCTGATCCTACTCCCATGCACATACAGATGATTGAATACGAAGTTGAGGGTAACTAGATGGACCCGTTTACTATATTGGCTATCGCAATGGCGGCATCTACTGGCGTATCAATGTACGGTCAAGTACAAGCTGGCAAAGCTCAAGAGGAAAGCTTTAAAGAGCAAGCGAGGCAGGAAGAGGTAGCCGCGCAAAGCCAAGAGCTACAGCGTCGGCAAGAATTAAACCGAGCACTAGCGGCTAACGTCGCGGCGCTCTCAACGGCGGGAATATCTGGGGAAGGTACGCCAGCTAGTCTGGCATTGGAAAGCGCGAAGCAAGTAGGTCTTAGTGAAATGACTATTGACCTATCAGAACGCCTAAGAAGGGCGTCACTAGAGCGTCAAGCACAAGCGGCAAGACAAGCGGGCCAGTTAGGCGCGGCAAGCACACTGCTACAAACAGGCGTGAAAGTTGCTCAGTTAGGCGCAACTGGTGGCGGATCATCGGGCGGATCATCGGGCGGATCGTCTGGTGGTGGACCAGCGTTTTAAGGATAAGTAGATGGCTCAGAAGCGCATTGATTACTACGGCAGGTTTACACCAACAGGTGTAGATACGTCTCAGGCTAAACGCTTGCAGGCTCTTTCTGGCTTGGCTGAACAGGTCGGAGACATTGCGTTTGAGGTTGGCGGTCGCATCCAAAAAAGAAAGGCTATTGAAGACGCATCGGCGGAAGCACTGGCGGCGGCAGAAGAGGGCCGATCACCCGAGATCAAAGAGGGCTTGTTAAGTGCTATCAGCATATATGACCAGTCATTCAACCAGACCGTAGAAAACGCATATATCAACGAAGTTACCTCAGACATACGGTCGGCTGTTGATCGTTTTAATGTAGAGTCAGATGGTGACTTTGAGCAGTTCTCGCAAAATGCCAACAAATACTTTCAAGGCTTATCGCAAAACGTCGATGAGCGATTCCAACCAATGCTCCGCTCTGTTTACGATGAGGCGTTTGAGCGTAATGGCGTAAGAGTTGCAGAGCTAGGCCGCAAGCGAGCTAGGGCTGTTGCGGTTGATACCACTACCAACAACATCGACAACAAGTTATTACAGATATCCACTGAGTCTCAAGAAGGCGATGTTTCTCACGCCGAACAACTTGGCATAGAGGCAGTTTCATCGGCTCGCGCTCTTGAAGATGCTGGAGATGTAAAGGCAGGTTACACCGATTCTATTACTAAGAGCGTAGAGCAAAGCCTTGCTACTGGCGCAATCATGCGCGAAGTCCGGCAGTCTATGGATGCTAATGATTTTGGTACGGCATATGGCTTAATTGCTGATGCCGAAAGACCTGATCAGTTTGAAGCCGCTGAATGGGATGCTTGGAAGTATGCGACTGCTCAAACAGTATCACGTCAAAAATCCATATTTGAAGCGTCAACCAAAGCCGCAAATGATGCGCTTAAAGAGCAGGTAGGCGACTACTTAACTGCTGTATCGCTTGGTGTAAAAGTTGATCCCGCTGAAGCAAAAGAGCTTGCGACTGCCGTTGTCGGCACTGAGTACGAAGATGAATTCCAACTTGGTGAAGAAGTTGGCAGTTTTGCTTTGATGTCTGCGTCACAGCGATCTGCTGTATTAACACAGGCGGATGCAATAAGTCTTGAGGATGCAGATAGGGTAGCCGCACTTGAAAAAGCCCAGAACGGCATAAACACTCAGCTAAATAAAGACCCAATGGGCTTTGCTATTAAGCAGGGCATAGTGTCTGACGTGCCACTTGATATGAGCGATCCTCAATCATGGATTGATAGAGTATCTGAGGCCAAGAAGGCATCTATTCACTATGGGCGCGATATACCGGCAATGACTGACGCGGAAGCTGATGCGTTTAGCGATATTCTTGAAGAAATGACCTTTAAAGAAAAAACAAGCATAGCTCAAAGCCTTAACCAAGACCCGGCAGTTTGGGACATAATTAGCAAAGTTGGCAATCCGTTGTTTTCAGAGATTGGCGCAACCAATGATGTCACAGTGCAAAAAACAGCCTTCAAAGGCCAAGAGATGGTGGCAACAGGTCAGGCAAAGATGCCTTCATTCCAAGACTACATAGGCGTAGCTGATGATTACTTAGGGCCAGTTGGTGAAGTTTACCCATCGTCAGATCGTGGGTTAGTAATTGAAGCCGCTCTTAACCATTATGTTCAAAGCAACCCAGACCCCAGCAAAGGGTTTCAATCAGGTGTATTCGAAGACTCATTGGCGGCTATTACCGGCGGGATTGGCACATTCAACAAAGGCAAGTATCAACTGCCAAGAGATGTGACAGAAAATCAGTTTGAGAAGATGCTTGATAGAGTCAATGAGGATTGGCTTGAAACGTATGGTGGTATAGGCGGGATGACCACTCGCCAAGCTATTAAGCAAATTCAAAATGCTCGCGTTGTCAGCGTCCCAAACAACAAGAACGAATACAACTTGGTAATTCGTGATAACGCTAAATTAATTAACAAAAACGGCAACCCATTTACCTTTAAGTACGATGAATCGGTTGTAAGCGAAATGGCACCGCGAAGGTCGCGGCGTAATACTGGTCGATAACAATGCCGTTTGTTACGGAAAAAGGTAAGCGAGAGTTTGAGCAGTCATACAGGCTGTTTACTCCAGACGACTTGGTTATTGAGTCATCATTTGGCGAGGTCTTTGGCGCGTCTCTTGGCCTTGTGATTGATGAGGAGTTGTCGATCTCTAGTGCCTTAAATAACGAAATGTATGCCGAGCGTCAGGCCGCATTGCGTGGCATGGTCGATGACGGGTTTGATAGAGGCCCATATACCGACCGACGTGGCCGGATAGATTACGACCGTATAGCCAAGGACACAGGCTTGCTTGCAACCGATGAAGAGCTACGCGAGCGGCGTAATGAGAAGTTACGTAAGCGCAGAGAATACGCGCAAGACGTTATATCCCGTGGAAGCGGAATGGCTCAGTTTGTAGGCTCTATGACTGCATTCATGCTCGATCCGATCAGCATTGTGACCATGGGTACAGGCGCGGCGCTAACAACCGCCCGAGGTTTAGGGGTGACCGCCAATGCAATGCGTGTTGCCAAAGCTGAAGCTGGCATTGCGGCGGCAACAGAACTAGCCATACAGCCACTTGTATACACTCACAAGCTCGATATTGAATCACCCTACTCAGCACAAGAGGCGCTTGCGAACATCGCTACAGCGGCAGTAGGAGGCGCTGTGTTAGGGGGTATAGCGGGTGGTTTGGCTGGATACCTTCGAGCGGTCAACAGCAAGGCCGATGAGCTTGGCGCTGTTCAGCCTGATACGCCAGAAGCAATGGTTCGAGAGGCTAATGAACGGCTTATCGAAGACTTAGACATTGCTAGAGCGCGTGGCGACATTCCTCCTATTGACCGAGATGTTGTCCAAGCTGAGTTTTTGCGAGAAGTTACTGAGGAGCTAACCGCTACCGCTGGCAACCGATTAGAGGCTGGCGAGCGCAAGGCTCTTAGATCTGAGCTAAAAGACCTTGAGTTTAGGCTAGAAAGGATCTCAGACGTTCCCGAGGAAGTTATCAAGGAGCGTGGAGTACCTGCCCGAGTAGCGAAGAGGCGTGCTATTGAGCGCGGTGAAGAACTTGCACAAGAGCAACAAGCAGGTCTGTCAGACCGTGTTACCCGGATTCAAGAGATGTTGCGCCAAGACGATGTGGCGCGAGACGCGTTTGGCGACTTAGATCGAATCAAGCAGGGAGTTATTCCACCCCTGTATGAGCGCCGTCTCAATGAGATTTTGATTGAGCAAGAAATCAACCAAGACATACAGTTCCTTTCGGAGCGAGAAACCCGAAGCGAGATGTATGACCAGCCTTCAAAAATACCGGCTAAGTACGAAGAACCACAGCCACAGAAGGCCGCACCACAAACGACTACAGAACGCCAACGTGATATACTTGTCAGGAATGGCATTGCAGAAGATTTCGACGCCGATATTGAAGCGTTTAACAATCTAAGGACAGCCGATGAAGTACGACCCGAACGCCCCGGAGACAGAAGACGACGCGATCAGGAGCGAGTTACTGCGCCGCCAGCGGATCAAATTCCACGCGAGCAACTACTCGAAGGAGCGCCAGAAGTTGAAGGCGCAACAGGCCCAGACCTCAGAATCACTAGCGCCGCAGAAAAATACGCTAGAGCCAATGGAATCCCCTTCTCTCGACAAGCAGAATACGTAGAGGTTGATGAAGACCGGGCGCGGCGTATAGCTCAAGCCTTTGAGGATATGGAGGACAATCCTTCTGATCCCGCAGTACAAGAAGCCTATCGAGACTTAGTTAATCAAACCCGCGCTCAATACGACGCACTTATTGAAGACGGCTACGAGTTTACGTTCTATGACGGCAAAACCGATCCGTATAATACAAGCCCTTATAACGCTATACGCGATCTGCGAAAGAATAAGCGCATGGCTGTCTATGGTACGTATGACGGCTTTGGTACGCTCGAGCAGTTCAAAGAAAGTTTAGCCGATCCAAACAGAATCTTGCTCCAAGACAGCGGGCTACGATGGAAAGATCAAAACGGTAAAGAGCAAGTTGTTACTAATAACGATTTATTCCGCGCTGTGCATGATGCTTTTGGTCACTCTCTTGAGGGTGCTGGCTTTAGGGCGCGTGGCGAAGAAAACGCATTCCAAGCGCATATGCAGTTATTCACTGGTCCAGCTAGACGCGCACTGACTACAGAAACAAGAGGCCAGAACAGTTGGCTGAATTATGGGCCGTATGGTGAGACCAACCGAACGGCTGGAACTTTAGAAACTGTATTTGCAGATCAGAAAATGGGCTTAATGCCTGACTGGGTATCGGCAGAGGGTGTTATTACTCAGCCGCCTGTAAGAGCGCGAATTACTGATGACCCTATTATGCAAGAGATACTTGAAGTTGCTGAGGCTGAGATGAAGCCCATTGATGACGAGATTAAAAACATTGAAGACGTATTGAGGTGTGCTCTTGGCTAACGGATTTGAAAGATGTGTCAACGAGGCGCTTGCACAGAACCGCCTGTCTAGGGACGTGGCGCAAGCAATTCTTGATTCTGATGACCCCAATCAGGCCATTGACGATGTGCTTGGCAATCTAACGCGCCAGAAGCGTGAGACGGCTATACAAGCTGTCCGCATATCTCAGGCATACGACTCTGTTAAATCGCATCCACAGGGTATGTCTGCTGGCATTACAGCGTTATTAACTAAAGATCCTCGTGGCAATGCCAAGTATAAAAACGTCGAGTTTCTTGCTAAGTATTACGAAGGCAAATTCCATAGCATGAATGCTGAGGCTCTGGCTAAGTTTCGTTCGCGGATGTTCGGTATTGAGCAGGACGAGGAAGAACTAGCCAAGTTTCTCAAAGCTATTTATCGAGAAGACGTAGACGATCCAGAAATAAAGGCAATGGCCGATGCATGGCATGAGACTGCCGAGCAGATGCGTGTTTTGTTTAATGCGCGTGGCGGCTCTATCTCTAAGAATGAGCGATGGTTAATGCCACAGCGACATGATCAGGCATCAATCAAAAAGGCTGGCGTGGAGACATGGAAAGAAACAATCAGGGATTTGCTTGACCGTGAGTTTATGGTTGATGAGGCTGGTCGTCCACTAAGTGATGAGCAGTTTGAAGAGGCGCTTGACGCTGTTTACGAGACTATTAGCACTGGCGGCTTGAACAAAGCCAAGGGGCTAACTGTTCCAAGGCTAGGCAAAAAGTTATCTCGTAAGGGCGGAGAAAAGCGATTCTTATACTTCAAAGATGCTGATTCATGGATGAAGTATCAAAACCGTTTTGGGCGCGGTAACGTCTTTGATGCGCTAACTGACTATATCAACATGATGTCTAACGACATTGCAGTCATGGAAACACTTGGCCCGTCACCCCATAATACGTTTGATTTTCTTATTAACAAAGCAAAGCTGGAAGAAGATTTAACCGGACCACAAGAAGCATTTAACAATGCTGTCTTTAAGGTTGCGGCAGGTCAAGTTAATGGAGGCGAGCTTACAAGTGCGGCGGACGCGCTGGAGGCTACCCGTAACGTGCTTACGTCGGTGACGCTAGGCGGTGCATTTATCTCTGCGCTTAGTGATTCGGGCTTTGTGGCGATGACCGCAAAGATGAACGGGATTGCACCACTTAAAGTAATACGCCAGCAGATGGCGCTTATGAGACCAGACAATGAGGCTGATCGCATATTTGGCACTCGCCTTGGCTTGACTGCTGAGAACGCCGCAAGACAGACAGCGGCTAATAGATACGCTGACACTTATGGTACAGGCAAGGCCGCAAAGTTAGCCGAAGGTGTGATGCGAGCTTCAGGCTTAGAAGCATGGACAAACGCGGCCCGCAAAGCATTTGGCATGGAGTTCTCTGCCTTGCTTGCTGATAACTTTCAGAAGTCATTCGCTAACTTAGAAACTGGATTGCAAGACGCTTTTGCTAGATACGGGATCACCGAGCAAGACTGGGACGGGTTCAGAAAGCAGCCGCCATTGATGTTGCGTGGCGCTCCTTACGCTGACATGACGCAAGAAGGCGGCGTTAAATTCCATCAGATGGTTTTATCTGAGACTGACTTTGCCGTACCTACACCAGATGCAAGAGTTCGCGCTGTAACCACTATGGGAACGTCACGCGCCACTGTATCTGGCATGGGCATCCGAACAGTCATGCAACTTAAATCATTCCCTATAACGATCCTTATGGGTCATGGGATGAGAATGTTTTATCAAGACACTGCCGGTAAGAAGTTGCAGTATTTTGGCGGCCTTATGGCAATCACCACAATACTTGGCGGAATTACTTTGCAAGCCAAAGACTTGGCGGCAGGTCGAGAGCCAAGACCAATGCTGGATAATGATGGCGTACTAAAGCCAGAGTTTGTTGTTGCGGCAATGGCACAAGGCGGTGGCCTTGGAATCTTTGGAGACTTCTTATTTTCAGACCAAAACCGATTTGGATCAGGCCCGGCATCTACATTACTTGGGCCAACTGGTGATCTTGTAAACAGGGCGGCACGACTCAGTATCGGCAACATCCAAGAGGCTATACGCGGAGAAGAAACTCATATCTTCAGTGAGACTATAGACTTTGCAGAGCGTTACACACCCGACATTTGGCAAATTCAAACAGCCAAGAATGCAATGTTTGATCAACTAGAGCTAATGGCTGACCCAGACGCTCAGAGAAAGTATAATCGCATAATGCGTAATCGAATGAGAGATTATGATCAAGGCTACTGGTGGGAACCCGGAGAGCCATTACCGGAGGCATTTAAGTGACAGTTTCAGACAATACAAGCCGTAACCAATACACAGCGACTTCTGGACAGACAGTATTCGCTTATACGTTTGAGATCGTAGACAAGGATCACATCGTTGTTCTACAGAACGGTACGGTCTTATCAGAAGGCACTGACTACACAGTATCCAATGTCGGCAATGACAATGGCGGCAACGTCACGCTGACAACTGGCGCAACTGCCGATGACATCATCACGCTCTACCGTGATATGCCCTACTCTCGCACTCAGAACTACACAAACTCAGGCGACTTCCTTGCCTCAGAAGTTAATGCTGACTTTGATGAGTTGTGGTTAGCGGGCGAGCAGACAGATCGCTCATTTTCACAGTCAGTTCGTAAGCCTATTACTGACTCAGACTCTATCTCGATGGAGCTGCCAGACGCGGCGACTCGTGCAAGTAAGTATCTGCGATTTACCGATACTGGCGCGGTAACTGTTGCTACTGCCACAACAACGGTGGCGGCTGACTCAGTATTGATTGATGACGCTGGTAATTACTACGATTCAGATAATGTTGAGGGTGCGCTGCAAGAGATTGGCGCTGATTTAGAAACAAAGGCACCGATTGATAGTCCTACATTCACTGGCACAGTCACAATTCCATCGCCGTTTACTCTTGACTCAACATCGGTAACTGTCTCAGGCACAGAGCTTAACTATCTGGATGGCCTAACCGGAAATGTTCAGGAGCAGATTGACTCTATTGATGTAGAAAGCATTGCTCACATTAACGAGTACATTAACCCGCCAGATGGCAGTGGCCCTGTCTCTGATTCTGTTGCCCTTACAAACGCCTGTAACGCCGCTGAGGTCATTTTGTTTGGCGGCACTACCATGGACATTGATGCGGACTGGACGTTCCCAGTCGGCGGTATAGCGCGTCGATGGATGTTCCAAGGCAACACATGGAACCTAACTAGCAACGCACAGATTGTTTTGGACAATGTTACTGACTTTGCGATCGTTGGTGACGGTGCAACTGTTGACGGTAACTGGAAGGTTGCGCGTGTAAATGGCGCTACTGCTTCACAGCCAACAACTATCACAGTTGACTCAGGCCACAACTTCGCTGTTGATGACATCGTTTCATCTAGCTGGTCGCTGGATTATCTGCCTAACTCAGTATCTCGTGCGGCTGCGCCTCTTGGCGGCGACTTTAACCGTGTAGCGTCAACCACAGCGACAACGATCACGCTTGATCACCAAGTTGTCTCAACAACAACTGTACCGTCTGCTGATAACAAGCTGGCAGGTGGCACATACCTAATAAACGCTGTATTCAGCAAGTCTGGTATTGAGTTTGAAGGGACTGGTCACTTCCATGTGGAAGGCGTCACGTTCCAGAATATGCCAAACGCCTATGCGATTAACGTCAACGACTCTACGGAAGCAGCAAAGGCAAGCATCGTAAACTGTGAGATTAACGGTATTGCTCTGGATGCGATTAACTTCCGGGGTGACACGCTCTATATGCGCGACTTCAAGGTACGCGATATACGAGATATCTCTAAGCAGGTACTTGTTTGGAGCAACCAGACCAAGAAAGGCCAACTCTACGGCGAAAGCTGTGACTGGGCGCACAATAACCAAGACGCATTCTTCTACACAAACGTGTCAGAGACGGATGCACTGGCTTATGCACCCGACATGGTATGGATTAACTGTGTCTTTGATGGCTTCAACAATGACGACTTTACTCCACGACAAGCCAAGCAAGGCAACTGTCTAAACTGGCAGTCTCGTGGCGGAGCGTCACACATCATTGCGGGCAAGGTTGAGTTTATTAACTGTAACCTCTTTAACATCAAGCGCCACATTCTGGGTACAACGTACACCGGGATTGAGGTCTACACGCAAGACAAGATCACATTCCAAAACTGTAATATGGATGCGGAAGGTGTGTACGTCGAAGGCACTGGTATCAGCCGCCTAACTGTCGCTCCGATCATTTACGACAACTGTAATATGCGGGCGTCAAACTACCGACTACACATCGGCGTAGGCGAGGTTCACTATCGTAACTCTGTCATCCAAGAGAAAGGCGCAACCAACATTGCGTACTTTGTGCGTGGCGATGAGCAAGAAGAGACATCGACAACAACGACTCGCGTGTATCACCAAGGCGAGTACGTCATCAACACTGGCTCAGGCTTGGTATACGAGGCCACACCCGGTTCAGGCAATAGCTTTGTAACAACCAGCGGTGACGCGCTTACTGGCTCTAAGTTCACTGAGGTTGCTCGCATCTACTATGTAGAGGCTGGCAGCACTACGACATCGGCATACGTGCGCGGTGACTTTGTTAAGAACGCAGCAACCAACAAGATTTACGAGTGTATTACGGGTGGCGCAGATCAGTACGAAGCCCCATCCGGCACGTCACTAGGCAACACAACACACTTTGAGATCAACGAAGTAGATGTCCCTAACGGCCACTTCGAGAACACTCGCATCATCGGTAACTTCGACTTTGTTAGTAGCTCTGACACTGTATTCGACAACTTGTTACTGCCCTATCGAAGCGGCTTGGTTGTTCCCCACTTCGAGCGTATCTATCAAGAGAACCTTGATAACAAGATCGTGCTTGAGGGCGCGACACCAACTGACGCAACTGCGATCAACACAGAGGATTGGTTCACTAACGGCACCAGCATTACTGACGTGCCAAGCCTGTCAATTAAGATTGCAGGAACCGATGCTATTGCAGAGTTTGGTGCGGATGAATCTTCACAGCGAGAGCTACACTTCAAGCTAAAGGCTAGACGCTTTGACTCAACTGTAGGCGCAACGTCTCCGCTCCCAATGAAGGGCGCATTTCTCGTTGATCCACTAGAGAACAGCTTGGTCTTTGCTACCCGTCGTCCGGGTGATGTGAAGCGCGTTACAGAAACTCACTCAGCAGCTGTAAACGCAGCAGCTTCAGCGGGCGCAAGTAGCATTGTGATCACTAACGTCGCAAGTTCAACGGTTCCTGTTGTTGGCGATTGGGTGTCGCTAAACAATGACGGCGACTCAGATGTGTACTTCCATGAGATTACAGCGGTCAGTGGCACTAGCCCCTACACGCTGACAATTACGCCAACACTGACAGAGGCTATCACTACCAGCACAAACTCCTACCTGATCAAGCACGAGTACATTTATGTGCACGTAGCTGACAATGGTGACGTTGATATTGATGGTGATTTAGATGTCTCTGGTACTGTAACTGCTGGCGGCTTGAGTGTTAATACTGCTGACAATACCATTGCTGCTTTTTCAAGCACAGACAACCGTGGCGCTATTTCAATTTCAGACGACGACACAGATAGTTACATTGGCTCTGAAAACGGAAGCACTTACATAAGCAATGCGGGGGGCGCTTTGTCCTCCGGTCAAATAATCATAGATAGCGCAGGAAATGTTGGCATTGGAAATTCGCCTAGCCGCAAGCTAGAAACGTCTGGCAACAACAACGGCGGTGCAAAAGCTAACTACATCCGAATCACTGACACCGATACAAGCGCAACCCTGAACAACCAGCAGGGCGGTATCGAGTTTTACACGAGCGATTCTGGCAACGAAGGCGTAACCGCTAGTATCGAAAACCTCTATGCGGGATCTGGTGCAGGCAGTAACTTAACTATTAACACTGCGGCTAGTGGTGGCGCTGGCGCAACGGAGAAGTTCAGGGTAGATGCAGATGGTGCGGTTGGCGTCGGCACATCCTCACCCGGCACTTATGGCGGCTTTACTGTTCAACAGGCATCTAACTCTAGCTCTAAGGGTATTGCCATTGTTGACTCTACAGCAGCGCAGTCAATCAAGCTGTGGGCAAACGCTACCTATGCGTACATATCATCCGGTAACACGGGTGCCGATCCGATGATCCTAAACACTGGCGGCGGATCAGTTCGAGTAGGTGACATACCAGCAACGATCGACGGTAACTTTGCTGTTCGATCAAACTCAAATGGCCACGCGGTAACTATTTATGAGCCAACGGGCGGTCAAGAAAACTGGCAGCTAGGTCTCAATAGTGTCGGTGATTTAGGTTTCTATAACTCTGGCTCTACTACCGCATCGGTTGTGTTTGATGACACTGGCAATGTCGGTATAGGTACTACGTCGCCGAACGTCCACGGCTGGACTAAAGCTGTAAGCCTTGATTCGTCAACTAGCGCTGGATATGAACTAAACAAGAGTGGTGTAAAAACAGGCGCTTTTGCTATGCAGGGTGACGGCAGAGTGCAGATAATTAACTTTACTGCCAACCCCCTTACGTTTAACACCAATGGCTCCGAGCGTATGCGTATCGACAGCTCAGGCAATGTCGGTATAGGTACTACGGCACCCACTAACGCAAAGTTAGAAGTAGTTGCGTCATCTGGGGAAGTATTCCGTGCTGATGCTAGTGGTGGCGCTTATCGTATTGTAGCCAATCAGACTGGCGTTCTTATGAGTGGCAATGTCGGTATAGGTACTTCGTCACCTGCGACTGAATTGCATGTAGATGGTAAAATTTTAACTGCTGGAGGATCAGCGTCTTCGCCAGCTTTGCAACTTAATGATGTCAACTCAGGATTGTTTTCTGCGGGTGGTAATACAGTAGCTGTTTCTACTGACGGCTCAGAGCGTATGCGTATCGACAGCTCTGGTCGCCTTTTAGTAGGAACGTCATCGGTTGGATACTCAGGCGTTGACCTTACAGTTGGTGACACGGCAGACAGTCAAAACGGCATTGCTATTCAAACATCAACTACAGGATACGGCTATGTGCTGTTTGGCGACGGTACAGGTGCAGACGCTTTTAGAGGACAGCTTTACTATAAGCATGGCGATGACTTTATGGCTATGCACACTGCTGGTGCTGAGCGTATGCGTATCGACAGCTCTGGCAACTTGCTGGTTGGTAAGACTGCTGTAGGTGTAGCTACAGATGGCTTTGAAGCTAGAGCTAGTGGTCTTACGGCGATGTCTGATACGAGCGGTGCGGCGTTAAACGTAAACCGAAATTCAACAGACGGGGCTTTAGCATATTTCTACAAAGACGGCTCCACAGTCGGTAGTATTGGTAGCACTAGCGGCGTTGCAACGCACATTATCTTAGACCCACGCTCATCTGTTAAAGGTGCGGGCATTGTAGGTGGTTCGGCTAGTGCAACAGAGGGCGTTATTAACTCAACGGACAAAACAGGTGCGGCTCAAGATGGGACGATAAGTTTAGGAACAAGTGGTACACGATGGAAAGACCTCTACCTGTCAGGCGCTATTACTTCTGGAAGCATTGATGCGGCAGGAGAGAGCTTCTTTGGTGGCTCTTTAGACATCCGCCTAAACTCTTCAGCATCTAACTCCATTTTTGAGGGCAACAGCAGCAGCATGGCTGTCCGAAACAATGGAAGTAACAACATCAACTATGAGCTAGGTGGAGCAAACGTCCGCTACACCATGAACCTGTCCCGGTTCAACGCAACAGA